ATAACTTAATGAGTAATGATGATGAATATCCTATTGGTTTGGTATATCACAGTAAACGTGACAAAGATGATGTTGCTGTTTACACCCACCCTCATCAATGGCAAGGATTAACGGATGATGAGATAGAAGTTATTGATGCCGATTGTTGGATATATCCTGCAGATGGAAGTGAAATATTTAATCACTATAAATTTGCCCGTGCTATTGAAGCCAAATTAAAGGAGAAAAATCATGGTAGCTAAACAATTTAGTAATAACTTACATGATACTTACAGTGCCATTAGATAAAATAAAGCTAGTCACATTATGAATCCATATTTAATTACTGAACCAACATTTATTAGCTTTAGTGGCGGTCGAACATCTGGCTATATGTTGTGGAAAGTATTAGAAGCGCATAATGGAAAATTGCCATCGGAAGCTATGATTGTATTTGCTAATACAGGAAAAGAGGAAGAAGCTACATTAAAGTTTGTTAATGATTGTGCTGTAAATTGGAATGTAGATATTAAATGGCTAGAGTTTAGAGATAACGAGCAAAAGTTTGAATTGGTAACTTATGAAACAGCCAGCCGTAATGGTGAACCTTTTGAACAATTAATTATTAAACGTAAATTTTTACCAAATCCTGTTAGTAGATTTTGCACAGCAGAATTAAAAATTAAAACTATGCAACGTTATGCTAAATCAATTGGACTTGAATCAGTTATAAACATGATTGGTATTAGAGCTGATGAACAAAGGCGATTGGCTAAAATAGCTAATAATTACGATGGAAAATATGGCGAAAAAATTGCTCCGTTAGGAGTTGATGGAGTTACTAAACAAATTGTAGGTAATTTTTGGAAATTGCAATCATTTGATTTAGGTTTGTTTAATAATAATGGCACAACTACGCATGGAAATTGTGATTTGTGTTTTCTTAAAGGTGGAAAACAAGTTCAATCGCTTATTGAGGAAAAACCAGATCGTGCTATTTGGTGGGCAAAAATGGAATCAATGGTGCAAACTTCAAATTTATCCTTTGGAGATGGAGGTAGATTTAGAAAAGACCGCCCAAGCTATCAGCAAATGTATGACAACGCACACAATCAAAAAACTATGGATTTTATTGATGAATCTATTGAATGTTTTTGTGGAGATTAATATGACTAAAGAAGTTGTAAGTGAAAAGGATAGAAGTAATGGTTGCTAAAAACATTGTAGAAGAAATTGAAAATAAAAAAGTAGAAGATATCTTAGCGACTGTAGATGATGACGTTAAGAAAGAGTATATGACGCGCATTTGGAACATGACTAAGGCTGAAATATTCCATGAGCTTATGCGTGTGCATGGTGAGTCTGCAAAGATCATTAATGAGGCTTATGACAACATTGCTACATTACAAAATTTAATCAACAATCAGAGCCACTAACATGAATATAAAATTAGGTAGAGAAGCAGTCCAAAATATTGTCTTACAGTCTTTAAATGAATTTTTAAATGAATTGGAAATAGACAACTACGATGATGACCAATTGCTTATAGAAGCACTTAAGTTAGTCATTGAAGCCTATACTGATGACTGAATTTAGAAAGCCAACTGTTGAAGAAGCTGCAAACAGTATTGATTTAGCAATAAGACGAGATGAAAAGATTAGACAGTACAATTGGTTTAAAGAACAGTATGGTGAAGAATTTGCACAGCTTATTAAGCTCACGTTAATTAAACGCAAAGAGAAAAAAAGAAAATGAACTTTAATCAACAGCATTTCTATAAATTTTGTTCAGAATTAAAAATTGAGACTAAAGAAAAAGGTCTCGTTAAGATGGGTCAACTTCTAGGGACTCAAACTTATGTGATGGATGAAATTAGTAAAGGGCTTGCAGATGACATTCACTTCTTTGTTATCCTTAAAGGACGTCAGCTTGGTATTACTACTATTAGTCTCGCCTTGGATTTGTACTGGCATTTTACTCACCCTGGCTTGCAAGGAACACTTACAACAGATACGGAAGAAAACAGAGATATGTTCCGATCAACCCTTGCAATGTACATGGATGGTTTACCTAAAGAATATCGAATCCCCCTCATTGCCCACAACAGAAATCAGCTTTCACTCAAGAACAGAAGCCGTCTCTTTTATCAAGTCGCTGGACTGCGCGCCAAAGGTTCACTTGGTCGAGGTAAAGCTATTACCTATCTACACGGTACAGAAACAAGCTCATGGGGAGACGAAGAAGGTCTTGCCTCACTATTGGCATCATTAGCTGAAACCAATAAAGACCGTCTATACATCTTTGAATCTACAGCTCGTGGCTTCAATATGTTTCACGATATGTATGTCACTGCTAAGAAAGCCCGTACACAGCGCGCTATCTTTTGTGGATGGTGGCGCAATGAACTCTATTCTGTTGATCCAACATCTCAAGTCTATAAAGTCTATTGGGATGGCAAGATTACGCCAGAAGAAAAGGAGTGGATACGTGATATTAAAAAACTTTACAATGTTGAGATTAATTCCCGTCAAATCGCGTGGTGGCGTTGGAAAATGCTTGAGGGCATTAAAGATGATGCGCTTATGTATCAAGAGTTTCCTCCTACAGAGGACTACGCTTTTGTAATGACCGGCACATCTTTCTTTTCTAACTCCCGTTGTACGGATGCTTACAAGAAAGCTAAGAACACAAGCTATGAATCTTATCGTTATTTGTTTGGTGCAAACTTTCAAGACACAGAAGTTATTAAATCAACAGAACGATTAGCCACACTCAAAGTATGGGAACAACCAATAGACACAGCATACTACGTCATTGGGGCAGACCCAGCCTACGGCTCATCCGATTGGGCTGATCGCTTTTGCATACAAGTATTACGTTGCTATTCCGAAGGCATGGAGCTTGTTGCATCATTCGCCACCAGCGAATTAAACACTTATCAATTTGCTTGGGTGATTGCACACTTGGCTGGTGCGTATAAAAACTCTACGCTTAACCTTGAGATCAATGGTCCAGGACAGGCTGTGATTAACGAGCTGCGTAATTTGAAACGTCTAGCGTCCACAATGAATGGTCCAGCCGGTAGGGACTTGATGGAAGTTTATGCAAATATGCGTAACTACATCTGGAGACGTAACGATACGCTTGGCGGTCTATCTAACTCTATTGGATGGCTGACAACAGCAGCAACTAAAGAACGGATGCTTTCATACACTAAAGACTATTTTGAGCGCGGTATGCTTGATATTCCATGTATTGAAACCATTGATGAAATGAAAACCATCATTCGTGATGGCAGCAGTATTGAAGCCTCTGGTCGCAACAAAGATGATCGAGTCATTGCGCTTGCATTAGCGTGTGTTGCTTATGCAGAGCAAGTACAACCACAACTAATTGGTCGTGGTATCAGTCGTAGCGTCAACGCAAATCAAGAGAATATGACGCCAGAGCAAGTACAGATGGGTAAGAACGTAGCAAATTATTTAAAAGGAATTGGCATCTATGGACATGAGCAAGTTTAAAATGTTTGAAGAACAGGCAGAGAAAACAATCTATGCCGAACCAGAATTAACGTTTCATCGAAAACTTATTCCGCAAATGGTGATGCAATTCCTTCCTTCCTTCAATCTTAACCTTGATGACAAAATTTTAGATGTAGGATGTGGTCCAGGCGTATTCCTGCAAGAGATGAAAGACTTACATTACACAGACGTCACCGGCGTTACATTGTCTAATGAAGATTATGATATTTGTATTGATAAAGGATTGTCTTGCAAATTCAATAACTTATCTGACATTGACGAGCCAAGTGGATCAATAGATTTTATTTGGTGCAGACATTCGTTTGAGCATAGTCCATATCCGCTATTCACATTGTTTGAATTTAACCGTTTATTGAAAGACGGTGGAAAGATGTATGTAGAAGTACCTGCCCCTGATAGCGATAGATTGCATGAATACAATGACAATCACTTTAGCGTGTTGGGTGGCAATATGTTAAATGCTTTATTTGCGAAAGCTGGATTTAAGATTTTATTTAGCCACGCACTTCACTTTGATATCACAGTTGAATTAGTGCCAGCTAGAGAAACATATTTTGTTTATGGAGTAGAAAAATGTACAAAGCTGTTCCCAAAGTAGAACTTAAAAAAGTCATCTATCGTTTTCTTAAAGACCCAGAGAGAGGCATCAGCATGAACTTGTTTGCTGAACTTGCTGGGATTTCAGCAGGGCATTTGAAAGACGTTTTTTTATATCAAACCGAACCATTGACTGAAATGGTACAACGCAGAGTCAGCCACGCTTATCATTCATGGGTAAACGGTGAAGTGGCGATTATGCAGAACCGTGATAGGACTAAATTTGTGGACTATCGTAAGGAAGCTAAACCTATTTTGAAAAAAACAATGGGTTTAACCCTTACAAAAGACGGTTTAAAGATAGATTTAGGGGTAAAACCTAAGTATGACTACAGTAAATCAACCTTAGATGAACAGCTAGAAAGGGGATAAAAATGGCAACATTAAAGGACTATAAATGCCCAAAACACGGGTATTTTGAGGCTAGACGGGCTAAATGCCCTATGAAAAATTGCGAGGAAGAAGTGATGGTTGTTTTCTTGCAAGCTCCAGGTATGATATCCGCCCGAACAAAGATGGGTGACAAGCAAATGAAAGGTTTGGCAGATGATTTTAAGATGGGAGATATCATATCTACTCGCGAAGGTGAAACTCAAGGTAATATTAAATCGCGCAATAATAAATTTAAGAAAAAAGATTACGAAGAAGCAGAGCGTCATCTAGCTGCAAAAGCAGCGCGTGAACCTCGCCCTGGTGATGCAGCAATTTGGGGCGGTGATAACAAATTTAGTTTGCAAGGTTTAATAAACGGGAATATGATACGACCAGTACGTGATGAAGCGGTTGGTGTGATGCCAAGTCAAGCAGGTATCAAAAATGGACCGACTGTTGATCCAAGGGCTACAATGAGAGACCATGAGAATTTGCAGATTAAGAAATGAAGATACCCAAACATCCAGAAGTTAGAGAACATTTCTATAATGATTTAATTACGAAATGTAACGTTTCTAAAGAATCGCGTAAGTCAGATTACTCGGTCTTAAGAAGCTATTATCTTTTTGGCGCTGACCCAGAATCTCCACCAGCGTATTTTAATAAGATTAATCCACATCTGGATCAATTAACTTCATTCCTTTACTCGTCTGAAACAACACGCTTCTCTATCCAGCTTGGGGCTTCTGTTGATCCAATGGAACAGCACAAGACCCCAGTGCTGACTAATGCACTTAACGATGAGTGGCTAAACTCAAATGCTGATGAAGTATTTAGCACAGCATTGACTTGGTCACTTGTCTATAACTCCGCTTATATTAAACTTGTTATGAATAATGGCATCACGCCATACATGGTTGAGCCGGCAGCAATTGGTGTGTTACGTGAGGATGCGCCGTACACAGACAGACAAGAAGCCTTGGTGCAAACGTATTACATCACCAAGTCTGAATTGCAAGCGCGTTTATATTCACATCCTAAACAAAAAGAAATTTTAAGTCGTTTGGTTTCAAGCCAACGCAGTCCAGTATCAGATATTCCAGAAGCCGTTAATCGGATTATTCTTTCACAATCAAATCCAACAATCTCAGGTAACGTAAACTTAGACTTGTATGGTTTAAATCGTTATCGTCCAGAAGTAGCGGAAGATACCATTGAGATGAAAGAGCTTTGGGTATGGAATACTGACACAGCAGATTATCAAGTAGTCACAATTGCAAGCCCAGACGTTATTATTTATGACCGTCCAGGTTCAAGCCTTTTCCTTAAAGGCGAATTGCCATTTGTTCAAATCTGTCCAAACCCATTGTACGATTATTATTGGGGCGCATCTGAATGTCAGAAGCTAGTCATGCTTCAACAATTGCGTAATCAACGCATGAATGACATCCTTGATTTGCAAGCCAAACAAGTTAATCCGCCAGTCGCAATTACTGGCATGATGGGCATATTGGATGAAAAGAATTTTGCATTGAATCGTCCGGGCGGTTTATTTGCAACAGATTCCCCTAATGCTAAAGTGGATAAACTAAGTCCAGACTTACCAAGCAATCTTTATGATACCTTGCGTGAAATTGACGCTATGTTTGAAGAAGCCTCTGGTATTACTTCTGTATTGTCAGGTAAAGGCGAAGCTGGGGTACGCTCTACAGGACACGCTTCTCAATTAGCTAGATTAGGGTCTAGTCGTGCCAAAAAACGTGCATTAATTGTTGAGGATAGTTTAGAGAAAGTAGCGACACTGTATTTAAAACTCATGCAAGCGTATGATCCAACGCACTTTAAAGATACAGAGAATGTGCCGTTTATTGCAGAGCAATTTACAAAAGATTATGTTGTAAAAGTGGATGCACACAGTAATTCACCGATTTTTACAGAAGATACAAGACAATTGGCATTTAATTTGTTTAAAGCAGGGGCAATTGATAAAGAATCATTGATTGACTTGCTAGAACCTCCTATGAAACAATTGCTCAAAGACCGCTTGAAAAAGGCAGAAGCTAATGGTCAAATGCAACCACAGCCAAAACCAAAACAAGCTAAACATGAGATGAAAGAGGAATAATGGCAAATCAACAGATAGCACCGAGAGCAGATCAACCTAGGGCTACTGGGAAAGATACTGCCAGAGTTTCTTCATCCCCTAACTTGCAATATCGTATTCAAGGTGTACAATCTTTTAACAAAGGGACTTCTACTAGAAGCCCAAAGCGAGTTGCACGATATTAATCTTTTTGTCGTAAGGCAAAAAAGGGGTGTGTGGCTCTCCCATAAAATGAGTTACATAACTTGCTAGGAGATAATCATGGCTCGTGGTCGTAAACATAAAGGTCGTAAAGCACGTAAGTAATTAGTTGGGGAAACCCGCTAATTATTTCCGTCTTAGACTGAAACCTCCCCTTGGGGGGTGGGAAACAAAATATTACCCCCTACTTGATTTTTTGTAGAATAGGTTTAATCTATTCAATAATTTATTGTTTGGGGCATTAAAATGGCTGGTGAAGATATTTTAAATTTGATTAAAGCTCAAAAAGATGGAGCTACTCCAAGTGGCAATCCTCCTCCTGCGCCAGAAGGCGTTAATATGTCAGACGCCAGTGCGCCCCCTTCATCAGCACCTATGTCCACGCCAGAACCCAAGATGGGGAATCGTGAAGGCGCTATGGTAAATGTTTCCATGGCAATGGACTTACTAGAACAATCTTTACCTGCGTTTGGATCTGAATCAGACGAAGGTCGCAAAATTCTTACTGCAATCCGTACAATGACCGATATCATCGGACCGAAAAAACAAAAGACTGGCGAATTACAAAACGCTGAAATTCTACAGTTGTTACAAAACTTACCACAAGCGGGTGGCGCTACGCCTGCGGCAAAAGCAATGTCTCAAGCGCCGGCAATTCCAGGTATGGCTCAACAAGTTCCTCCAGCAGCTCCTCCAACGCTTCCGGGCGCGGGTGGTCCAGGTGCAGGTGGTCCGGGTGCAGGTGTACCAGGTTTAGGTTAATTTTTTTAAAGGAAAATATCATGGATTTATTTAAACCAAGAGGCGCTGGCGCTCCACGCAGACCGACTGACAACAACCAAAAAAACGGACAAATGATTAACACTCCACGTTATTCTGAGTTCGGTGGCTTGTCATCAAATGCAAAAGCTGGCTACAAAAATCAGATGACAATGTCTCACCCTGGTGATACGAAAAAAGTTATCTAAATTAATTAGGGGATTAACATGAGTTTAGAAAATTTATCATTAGAACAACGCGACGAGTTGGCTCTTTTAGCGCAAGAGCTTTCAATGAATCCGGCTACTCGCAAAGAAATGTTGCGGATGACTAAAAAGGTTCGTCCTGACCTTGCTGTGCCTGAGTTGGAAATTGAAGATTACACTTCTAAAGCTGTAGAACAGGCTAACGCCCGTGTAGAGCAATTAGAACGTACTATTGCCGATAAAGAAGCCAGAGAAGATTTAAGTAAGCGCCGTGAGGCATTATTTAAAAAGGGAATTGCTCAAACGCAAGAAGATATTGATGCAATTGAAAAAATCATGTTAGAAAAGAAAATTGCAGATCACGAAACTGCGGCTGAGTATTACGAGTACCAACAAATGATGGCTGCTCCTACTCCGTCAGGATATAACCCAAGTGCGATGAGTAAATTTAATCTCAAACCATTTATGCAAAATCCTGTAACTGGCGCACGTGACGAGGCTGCAAAAGCCCTTTCGGAATTGCGTAAGAACACAAGACCGATTGGGATTTAATGTTTTATAGGGGATATTTTATTTTGTTTGGAGATAAACCATGGCTATAGGTGGTGGTATTCTTCCAGCTCAGGGTACTTCGCAATACACGGAGTTGACGTACGTCACCCGTAGAGCGTTTATCCCAAAACTGGTCGTACAAATTTATAACTCAACTCCGTTAATGGCGGCATTGATTGGTAACAGTCAATCTGCATCAGGCGGTGTTTCTTCTGTAACTGTTCCAGTTCAAGGTTCACAATTTGTGAACGCTCAATGGTCTGACTACTCTGGTTCATTCCAGCAGCCAGGAGTCCAACAAGGCGCTTACAATGCTGAATTTAACCTTAAGTTGATGATTTCACCTGTACCATTCCTAGGTATGGAAGGTGCGGTACAACAAGACTACGCAATTATTCCATTGATCGAAGCTCGTATGAACGATGCGACTAACGTGATGATGGACGCAATGGCAACATCTTTGTACAACAACTACACAGATACTCAACAATTTATTGGTTTGCCTGGCGCTATTGACGATGGTACAAACTTGACAACATACGGTAACATTAACCGTACATCAAATCCTTGGTGGAAGTCTAAAGTTTATGCCGCAGGTGGTGTAAATCCAACTCGTCAAAATATCCTACAATACATTTCCGGTACAGTTAAAAACGGCGCAGAAGTTCCAACTTTTGGCGTTTGTGGTTTCGGTACTTGGACATTGTTAGCTCAAGATTACGTTGGTCAAGAGCAATACGTTATCACTCCAGGTAATGGTTTTGATAGTGACTCTAACGGTCCTCAAGCTGCTTTCCGCGCTTTGATGGTTGCTGGTGTGCCTATCTATCCAGACCCATACTGCCCAGAAGGTACAGTATATTTCATCAACAGTAACTACTTGTCATTGTATATCCATGACCAAGGTTCATTTGTATTTACTGGTTTTGAATCTACATTACCAAACTGGCAAATCGGTTACGTTGGCGCTGTGTTGATGATTGCTGAATTGGTTAGCACTAAACCAAAATCAATGACCCGTGTTTCTGGCTATAACTCAATTTCACTATAAGGAGATACAGTCATGGCACTCGGTTTAAATAAAATCATCATCGCTGGCGCAATTGCAAACACACCTGGCGCATATTGGCAATTAACTAACGTAGCTGCTACTACATCAGGTACAGTTATTCCAGCCGGTACGTACATTGTGTTTCCAACAGCAAACGTAACAATCCAAGCTGTTTCAGCTTATAACGCAACAAGTAACGTAGCAACATGGTCAACTGTGCTTGCTAACAATACTGGTGGCGTTATTATCTCTGACGGCGTAAACGTTTCAGCTAATGCTACAACAAACACTACAGTGATCTTGGCTACTGTAGATGGTGGCGAACCTGTTACTGGCACTTACAACAACAAATAAGGAGTAAGTTATGTCAAACGTAAATGAAGTCGGTCAGAAGAACTTTGCCAGTTTTGGTCAAGCTCGTATTGCTTCAATTGGTTCGACACAACTTAATACCGCAGGAAACGCAGTAATCAGCCTCCCATTTTTAAGTGGGGGGTTGACTGCTGGCGCTAATGTGGCAACTTCTGGTTCTGTTATCATCAGACGCATTACAATTGCAAACCCAAGCGGTGCTTTAAACACAGCTAACGTTTCAATTACAACGTCTGGAGACGGTAACATTTCAAACGCAGTTGTAGGTAATGTTGTGTTGACCAGCTTAACTGGCGCTGGCACTTTTCAAGATTTAACGATTTCTGGTGGTAACGTGGTTGTTTCTGGCTACAATACACAAGCACTTTATGTGAATGTGAATACAGCAAGTGGCAATAACAATACGGCTGAAATTCGTGTTTATGGCGATGTGGTAAATTTCTAATGACTGTATTTGTGACAAACAATTCGGACATCACTTTGATTGATGGTTTTGCCGGTAAAAAATATGAATTTGCACCTGGCACTGTTGTTGAGATTGATGAAGATACTGCGCGTCATATATTTGGTTATGGTGATGAAAACAAAAAGCCTTATTTAATAAGACTTGGTTGGCTTAAATCAGATACAGATTTAAAGACGGCATTTGAGACGCTATCAAAATGGGACTTCTCAAATGAAAGACCAAAAACGAACCAATCGTTATCCCCGTTGGTGGAAAAAGTACCTTTGCCTCCCGAAAGGGGGCAAGGGGAAATCTCCTTAAAGCAGTAGTATAAAAAACTATGGAACTTAAATGGCAACATTATCATCTTACATTACAGATGTACAACGGCTGTTGCATGATGCCACTGGGGTATTCTATACACAGCAACAACTAACAGATTACATTAACGAAGCCCGTGAGCGTGTTGTACGTGATACCGGTTGCCTTCGTAACATTGTCGTTACTCAAACGCCTTGTCAAGTCGCTCCTAGCGCAGTAAAAAATTCAGCAACACCTTCATATCCCGTTACTTGGACAGCAGATACATTTTTCTCTGCCGGTACATTTATTTATTCAAATATCTTTACTTACCAAGTAACTACATCAGGAACAACTGGCAATTTAGCGCCTCCATATCCTGCTAATAACATTAACAACTATTCTAATTATCCGCCTAATACTGAGTTTTTAAACGGTACGTGCGGACTTACTTACGTTGGAAACGTTGAAAATATTAGTTATGAAGCGTTAAGTAACTTGATGGCAAATGCGCCATTGTCTCAATTACAAAGCAATACTGTAATTGATATTATTAATATTAACCTTTATTGGGGTAATACCCGTGTGCCGTTGGACTATTTAGCATGGTCTGACTTTAATGCACGTTTACGTTTCTGGCAAAACTACATTGGACGCCCTATTGCGTTTAGCGTTTATAGCCAAGACATGATTTATATTGGTCCAGTACCCGATCAAATCTATCAATTAGAGATTGATTGTGTAGTATTGCCATTGCCATTAACTTTGGCAAATGAAAATCAAACAGACTCTATCAATGATCCATATACAACGCCTGTTAAATTCTATGCGGCTTATTTAGCTAAATATTATGAACAGTCTTATGGTGAAGCTGAAATTTACAAACAAGAGTACGAAAAACATACCCTTTCTGTATTGCGGAGTACCTTTACTAGACGTATCCCTAGTGTTTATAACGGACTATAAACATGGCAGCATCTCCAGAGCAAAAGAAGTCGTATCAGGTCATAAAGAACTTTAAAGGCATTGATACTAGGGCTAACCGTACTGCCATTTCAGAAGATGAGTTTTCTTGGGTTGAAAATGCTCAGCCTATTGGTTTTGGTAATCTCAGAATTATTCCTGCACAAACAGCCGCACTTAATTCATCAGGTAATGCTGTTGTTTTTGGCAATACTGTTAGTTATTTAAACTCAGTTAATCTTGGTTTAAATGATTATGTCATTGCATTTAAATCAGACGGTGGCGCTGAATATTACAATGTAGAGACTTTGACGCAAGGAACAATTGCTGCGCCTGGCACATTTTCTGATGCGGGAGTCACAATCACGCAATGGGAAAATACACAGGTTCTTATTCTTGACCCATACTTGGGTTATTTTTGTTGGGATGGTACTCATCTTGTTCAAATCGGTTCTATTGGCAGTATTGGCATCACTAATCCTGGTGCTAACTATACTTCTGCTCCAACGGTTACTGTCTCCGCACCTAGCAATGCAAATGGCGTTAATGCAACTTTAGTTTCAAGCATTACTACGGGTTCTGGCGGTGTTTTAAACATTACCATGAGCAATATTGGTTCGGGATATACTTCTGTGCCAGCCGTGACAATTAGTGCGCCTAATGCAACAGGTGGTACGCAAGCAACAGCAACAGCAACAATTCAAAGCGGAAACGTGGTTGCTATTGGCGTAACTAATCCAGGATCAGGTTATACATCCCCTCCGACAGTTACCATTACAGGTGGTGGCGGAACTAGCGCTGCGGCTAACGCAACAATTTCAGTCGGTACTGTAAACGCTGTTGCAATTACAGATGCAGGTTATGGCTACACAACTTCACCAACAATCACATTTAGCGGTGGAGGTGGCACTAATGCAGCCGCTATAGCAAGCGTTTTAACTTTTGCCTATGGCACACTATCACTTTTTGTAGAAAACGGCGGCAGTGGCTATACAAATGCGGCTAACGTGGTTATTACCATTAGTGGTGGCGGTGGTAGCAATGCGGCAGGTACAGCCATTGTTTCTGGTGGCACAATTACCGAAGTCATTATGACTAATAACGGTACTGGCTACACTAACGCATCAAATGTGACTGTAACAGTGTCAGGCGGTGGTGGTAGCGGTGCAATATTGACGCCAATCGTCAATAATAATATTAATACGTCTATTGCGACATTTAGTGGTCGAGTATGGATAGCATCAGGACGGACTGTTTATTATTCAGCCGCAGGATCATTCAGTGATTTTTCATCTGTTTCTGCTGGATCAATAACTATTACTGATTCAACTTTGCACGGCAATATACAATACTTATTATCAGCCAATAACTTTTTATACATTTTTGGTGATGACAGCATCAATGTATTTTCAGATGTGATTGTTCAAAGCAATGGTACAACAGTGTTTACTAATACTAACGTGTCTGCGTCTGTTGGTTCTAAACGTCCATTTGCTATTTTCCCGTACTTCCGTTCAGTATTGTTTATGAATGATTACGGCATTTATGCTTTGGTTGGTTCTACTACCAGCAAATTGTCTGATCCGTTAGATGGAATTATTCCTAACATTGATTACTCAAGTCCAATTTATGGCGGACAAGTATTGTTAAATAACATTTTGTGTGCGGCATTTAATTTTAGATATTACGATGCACAATTCACACAAAGCTATCGTTACATTCAAGCCATTTTCTTTGAAAAAAAATGGTTTATTACTAGCCAAGGCAATTCGTTGTATGCAATTACTTCTGCGCCAGTAAACGGAAAAGTTGTATTGTTTGGTGTATCTGGATCAAGTTTGTATCAACTTTATGAAAATAACACAGCAAATGTAGCAAGTATTGTGCAAACTGCATTGTTGCCGATGACAGACCCAATACGTACTAAACAAGCATTAAAATTTGGTATTGAAGCAACATTAACGACAGGCGGATTAATCAATCTTACAGTAGATTCTGAAATTGGTTCTAGCGCCCCAGTAGCACTTCAAAATACAGATGGATGGACTAATAATAACGGACAGACTATTCCTTGGATAAATAATAGTTCTGTTGTAATATCATGGTCATTCGTAAGCGGTTATAATCTGTACAAAGGGGATGCACAACAGTGGGGTAAATACTTGGGATTTACGATGAAATCTAATTCGCCTAATTTTGTTTACAACACGTTTGAATTTGAACATGAATTGAGAGTGAGGTTCTAATATGTCAGTCCCATATACCTTTGCAACTGCAACATCATCCATTCCGCTATCTCAATTAGATAGCAATTTTGCTACTGCAATTACGCTCGGTAGCACAAATCTTTATCTCGGCAATACGACAACATCTATTGCGGGATTAGCCAATGTTTCATCTACAGTTTTAACATCGCCAATCCTTAATGCTGGCACTTCTACTGCGCTTCAATTGCAATCTAATGGAACGACTGGTATTTACATGGATACAAGTCAGAACGTAGGTATTGGTACAAGTAGTCCTGCAAGCAAATTAAATGTTGTTTCAAGTGGTGATAGAGCATTAACAGTTCAAGGTGGAACAGATACACCAGCAAAATTAGTATCTACTGTTTCTAATGCTTATTTGCAATTAGGTAATTCTACTAATGATTTTTATATTGGTGCAGTTGGAGCGAATGCTACGTTTACTGTAAATGGCACAGAACGTATGCGTATTGATTCTAGTGGTAATGTGTTGGTGGGAACTACAAGCACATTTGATAATGTTTCTTTTTTAAAAGAACAAGTACTTGGTGGAATTGCAACAAAAATTGCTGGAACAAGTTTAACTTCTCAAATGTCTTTTTTTAACGATAATGGCCGAGTTGGATATATTGGTACAAATGGAACAACAACAAGTTATAACACTTCTTCCGATTATCGTTTAAAAGAAAATATTGCACCAATGACAGGCGCATTAGAAACAGTTGCACAACTTAAGCCAGTTACTTATGATTGGATTTCTGATAAAACTAACGGTCAAGGTTTTATTGCTCACGAACTGCAAGAGATAGTTCCTGATTGCGTAAGTGGACATAAGGATGCTGTAGATGCAGAAGGTAACCCAATTTATCAAGGCATTGACACCTCATTCCTAGTAGCTACATTAACAGCGGCTTTGCAAGAAGCTCATGGTTTGATTAAAGATTTAGAAGCTAGACTTGTTGTATTGGAGAGCAAATAATGAATGAAATTTGGTATCCATGTGCAGGTTATGAAACTCATTATGAAGTTAGCAATTTAGGCAACGTGCGGTCTATTGAAAGAATGGTAAATAATAGATTGCATAATGGATTAAAAAAATCACCAGCTAAATTATTAAAGCAAGGCAAAAGCAAATCGGGTTATTTTATTGTTAGCTTTTGTGTAGATGGACTTAAAAGCAATCAAACTGTTCATCGCCTTGTTGCTAGAGCATTTATAAGTAATGAATCAAACAAGCCTCAAGTGAATCATAAAGATGGCAATAAATTAAACAATCATATTGACAATCTTGAATGGATGACCGCTTCTGAAAATGGCTTACATTCATTTAGAGTTTTGGAAAATAAAATATGGAATAAAGGTATGAAACTCAAAGCTATCGTAGACACACAAGCAGAACAAATTAAAGCCTTACAAGGAGCTAAATAATGGCAACCACAATAACATGGACTATTGATTCACTTTCAACATCTACTCAAGTCATTAACGGATTTAGTGAAGTTGTATTACAAGCTGCTTGGCGTTGCACAGGTACAGATGGCATATATACAGCATCTAACTATGGTTCTGTATCAATTGCAGAGCCACAACCTAACGACACTAATTTCATTCCTTTTGCTCAATTAACACAAGCAGAAGTATTAAATTGGGTATGGGAAACAGTTAATCAAGCTGATGTAGAAGCATCTGTGACTGCTCAAGTAGCTAATTTAGCTAATCCACCTGTAATTACTCCACCATTACCTTGGGCTACGCCACCAGCAAATGTAACAACAGATTCAACAACAACCAATTAAGGGGATTTAAATGGCTATTCAATTTGCAGTAGAAGATAACGAAGCACAATTTATTTTGCAAGTATTGGGTCAATTGCCGACTCAATCAAATGCTTTTCCTTTGTATAAAAAATTATTAAGTCAGGCACAATCACAAGCGCCAGTTCAAGATGCTCCGCCTTCTGATACGCCAGCTCAACCAGAGGGAACTGCACAATGAGTGTAAGCGCACCGTTTACCCCTATGGGGAATACAGTCATCATCACGGCACAAAATCCAGCGCCAACACCTGTACAATTAATTTCATACAGTGCGGCAGCTAGTCAGTACCGTGTTATTAATTCTGGGACAACCATTGCTTTTCTAGGTTACGGTGGTAATGCGTCAACTGCAACCGCAGGGGCAAATACACCTAATACTTCACTATCAAATTGCATCCCATTATTACCAGGTACAGATGAAGTTTTAACTTTTGTTCCTAATGCTTATTTCACTGCTAACGCATCAACTAGCACTGTTTTATACATTACTCCGGGCGATGGTGATTAATGTTAAAAACCGTAGCGACAATAGGCTCGTTAGATTATTTAGGTACTTGGAACGCTAGTACCAATAGTCCAACTTTGACTTCTGGCGTAGGTCAGACAAATGGTTATTACATTGTTTCTGTCGCTGGCAATACAAATTTAGACGGTATTACTAATTGGAATGTAGGTGATTGGGCTATTTTTAATGGCACTACATGGCAAAGAATTGAAGGCGGAAACGCTGAAACATTTTCTAATATTACCGTCACAAGTCTTACTGGCTATATGTATGCCAATGGAAGCAATCTTGTTACTGCTTCTACTACAATTCCTGTAGCAAATGTTACGGGCGCTGTACCAAACACAGTCAATGTTTTATCTAGCGGATTATTGTCAGGTGGCGGACCATTAACAGGTAACGTCACTATTACGCTTACAAGTGTGCCAGCCGCTAATGTGACTGGTCTTGGCACAATGGCTAGTCAAAATGCTAACTCAGTAACTATTACTGGTGGTAGCGTATCTAACGTCAATATTGCTAATTCAACCATTACTAATTACGTTAATGTCACACCAACCAATACTGCACCAACTGTTCAAACAGGCAGATTATGGTACGACTCTAATGTAGATGCTTTGGCTTTTTGGACTTCTACTGGGTATGAAGTCAATCCAGGTCAACAAGTCGATCAAGTTTGTTATAACAACACAGGCTCAACAATTCCTCAAGGTACTGCTGTTTATTTAAG